CCATGCCTTAAACCTATCTTATTATATAAATAAAAGTGTAAAAATCAATATGGCAGGATTTTTATCAGCAGATCAAATCACAAAGGTCCAAAATCTAGCAGATACGCTACATACCACTTTTGCGCGAACTATTACTGTATACAAAACAGCTAAAAAAACCTTAATCGCATCTACCGACTCTTGGAATTCCTTGTATAAACGCACAAATACAGGATCTAATACTTCTGTAGAATATACAACGGTCTCTCAAACCTTTGAAGCAAGAATCTACTATGATGATATGGATACTTCTTATCTTACGGACGATGGCCCTTCAGAACAAGCGGGGACTCAAAATAAGGTAGTGGTCCCTGACGGAACCGTCAGAATCGTAGTTAAAGAGACCGCGTATGACTACTTAAGCGAAGCTCGTAGAGTTGAATTTGACGGAACAAAATTTATTATTGAAAGCGATGGACAACCTCGGGGGTTCACCTCTAATCAATTTTATACCTTTATCCTTAGTCCTGTAGACTCCTAATGGCCTTTTTAGAAACAGATGTTATTTTAGCTCTCCAGCGCCAAGTCCCAAAATTAACCAGAAAAGGCTTGGACAGAGAGGCTAGAAAAAAATTTAAAGAAATTAAGCGGGAAATGATAAGTGAGTTTCTGGCTAATCCTATTACTCAAGAAATTATGGCAGGAGCTGGAGGAACTAACATTAGCGGGACTCTAGGAGGAGTAAGCAATCTTTTCGCTTTTATTGGCTTTGACCAAGGATCGGACCCAATATCCCCCATTTTAACACTCCTCGAAAGCGTAACCTTTGAATACGGGTCCGAGATAAAAAGCCCAACCAAAGGATTAGGAGTAAATTTTAAGGTTAACCTGCCTCTTCCTGAAGATATTTTTGCGGTTACTCCGCTACCTTGGGCTACGGGGAGAAGTTGGGCGCGGGGAATTGAGAGTGGACTTTCAGGTTTAGGCCACTTATTGAAAAAAAATAAGGGCAGATCAGGCGCGGCCATTCAAACCAGTGTAAAGGTGAGGGGCGGTAAATTTCAAAACACCCCCTATATTTCAGCGTTTCTACGGAAATACAAAAAAAAGTTTGAAGAATTGAAATGATTGAACAGTTCCAGCACAAGTTAACTACTTCATTTTTCCTTTGGTTTGATAATTTTTTATTAAAAAAGGGAGAGGCTTACAGTAATAAAACGGGGTATTTTTATTATTACGCTGACCCCCGACTCGATAGCGCCTATGTAGCTTACGGGAGTCCTTACAAACAATGGGTCACAGATTCCTCTATCGCAGGAGCCACTATACCCGCAGGAGCTTACATTGGTGGCAACTTTTCGGGCAGAAATGACGGAATAGTTTTGGATTTCGATAACGGCAGAGCGCTAGTATCGGGAAGCACAACTGATTCTACAATAACAGGCGAATTTGCCGTAAAAGATTTTAGCGTTTATCTCACCAATGATACCGAAGATGATCTCATCGTAGAAAACAAATATTCAGTTAACTCCCGACTCCCATCAGGACCAGAAACCTACATCGAACCCTATGATGACGTAGTTCCTGCGATTTTTCTTTCCACCAGCGTAGCAGAAGACAAACCTCTTGCTTTTGGGGGAATGCAAAACACTACCGTCCACGCTAACGCAGTAGTGCTCGCAGAAGACACTTATCAATTAGATGGTGTGTTGTCTATTTTTATGGATTCAGTTAATGAAGCCTTCACCGAACTACCCATGAGCGGCTACCCAATCACTGAACTCGGAGACTTAAAAGGGGGGGAATATTCTTACACAGGGCTAGTAAGCTCCTATACGGGGACGGATAAATTTGTTGTTGATAAGGTCCGCACCTCTAAATTAACCGATAGAACCCGACGGACATTAGCCAACGAACTATATATAGGGTTTATTGATTTTGATATTTTAAAATACAGGTATCGCTTTGAGTAATTTCATATTTTAATAATATGACTGTAAACAAGGGAAAGAATCTTTTATCATGGCAACCAGAAATAGAGTAATTTATCAATCAGAGGGTCTTTTTATTAGTAAAGAGGCCACCTCTACTGGAATAGCAGACCACGAACAATTGCGTAGGGTCCAAAGCGCTAATTACAGTTATACCATTAACCGTCAAGACGTTAACCAGTATGGAGAGCTTGCGAGGATTGACTCATTGGTTCTTGAACCGCCGACTGTAGCTGTCGATTTTTCTTATTACTTAAGCGATGGTTTTAATGAAAGATGTTTAAACTTTTATGTAGAAACAGGTGACACCCATCAAGGTAACTTTGCTTCTGGACACCTTACTGCGGGGTCTGGAGTTAATATTTACGTTGTGACTTCTCCTGAAGGAGAGGATTTAAATGCTGGAGATGCTTATGAGGCCACCGATAAGATTATCGGTATTGGTAATTGTTATCTCAGTGATTACTCTATTGATTTATCTGTGGGATCACTCCCAACTGCCTCTGTGTCCATGGAGGGTGCTAACGTGCGTTCTTCGATAGGGGGAACAACCCATTCACTCTCAAACATCAGGAACCCATCTGTCAATCAAGAAGACGGCACTGTTTTCTATACGGGCGCGGTTGGCTTACCTGTCCCGACAAGTGGAATCGGAATTGGTATCACAGGAGGATCTATTACCGCTCTGCGCCCAGGAGACATTACGATGGACCTTGAGAATTTTGATGACGAAACCATCTCAGACATTAGCGGTGCATCGAGTTTCCATATCCAAAGCGCCACTATCTCTGTTCCTCTTTCTAGAACGCCTCTCGACCGCTTAGGAAGTAAGTTTGCGTTCGCTAGAACTGTTGATTTCCCAGTGGTTACCACACTTAGTGTTAGCGCCATTATGAACGAGACAGACGAAGCCAACCTCTCCAGTCTTTTGGAAAAACCAGAGAGAAATGTTTCTATTCTCATGAAAGACAGCGACCTAAATCCCGCAGTTAAGTGGGACTTCAAAGGAGCGTTAGTAGAAAGCGAAAGCTGGAGTTCTAGTATCGGATCTAACAAAAGTGTAGACCTGACATTAACGGCTCAAATCGGTGGTCCCGAAGATATTCAGGATGGTGTGTTTATGAGTGGTGTAAATGCAGAGCACCTCTTCGTATAAGTCTAAATAATCTCTACGCAAGATGCCTCACAGACAATATAAACCTTTTAAAAAGAAGGCCGAGCCAGAAGCAGAATCTATCGAAGAAGCTAGCCCAAAGGATATACCTAAAGCTAAACCTACGACCCCTCCCGCTTCTACTCCCCATAAGATAAATAAAGAAGACTTGCCTTGGAGCGACATTGACCATTTATCTAAATCTCTTAGAAAAGGCCCCCCAAGTGAAAAAACTTTGAGAGCATACGCTAAACTTTTGGGCATAGATTATGACCCTAACCCCGAAGCTTTCCATGCCTCCGCAATCGCCAAATTCAGCGAAATTTTCCATTAACACCCATTCTTCATTTTTAATCATGCCAACTTCTAAAAAACATAGCTACACCAAAAAAAGTGAGGCCAAACCAAAGAAGGAAGCTCCGAAGAAGGAGAAGCCGAAGAAGGAGTCTCCTAAAAGATCGACCCCTAAAAGCGCGACCCCTAAAAGCGAAAGAGAAAAGAAATTCGCTGATGACATAAAAAGGATGCCCGAAAAACAGTGGGGGCTTTCTCCACGGGATCTTAAAAAGGAGTCTTAATTAATAGGAAGTTGGGTAGGGTGTCCCATATCCACTAGCGTCTATACCTCCTAATTGTCGGGGTTGGGCTTGGTAGATATTATATTGCGCGGCCAATCGCGTCACCTTCTCCATACAATCGCTTGCAAGCCCCCTATAGACCTTCGACACCTCATTGCGGTTAACGAACGTCACAGCGCTTTCTCCGTCCCTTAATGACAAAACGTTATCTCCGCTCACACTTGAGCTTGCGATGCCTCTGAGGGCGTTTCTCGCTTGCTTGTTATAGTAATTACTAAGGTAAAGCTCTTTGAGAACATTCTGAGCCTCGATATCCATGGCACCATAAGTGCCACTGGCTCCCTCCCCGCTGAAATCGGTATACAGATAAGTGTTAGCTTGGCCAAGGTTTTCATATAACCATCCACTCACCGCGCTTACGGTAGCTATACCTGTGTCACTATCAAATTCAGTGACTACAATTCCCGAAGCAAGATCTTCTAATACGTTGGGCATATAGAGTATTACACTATGTTCTGTAATTAATCATAAAGATTTCACATCAACAACCAAAGCACTTTTGGGAGCATTTATGGTTGATAACCCTCTCCAAAAATAATCTTCTACTTTGGGGTTCTCGTCAAGGAGCCTATCAATTAAAACTTTACTATAACAATTATGATAAACCTCTCCGCTTGTATTAGCGTTATCTAGGGATATTTGATGTTGATAACTCCAGTTTTGTGCAGGACTAATAAAAAAACTCAATACCACCCTTTTTCGAGATACCCTTATCATTTCTTTAAGGGGGTCTTCTATACCACTCATGTGCTCTACAACATGGCGAGAGTGAACGAGATCAAAAGAATTATCTGGAAAGGGTATTGCGTTTAAAGTCCCTTGAACACACTCAATATTCTTAGACTTATTGAACTCTACGATTTTGGGAGTAATATCCATCCCTGTATATTTTAACCCTTCTTTACCCTGTAGAGCATAATACTCGGGACACCCTCCACAACCCGCGTCCAAAATGCTTTCGAAATCCCCAAAAAGACTTCGGACCTCCACCCTGTCCCTTTCCATGGGATCTCCCATCCAATCTTTAAAACCCTCTAAAGTTGGCGCTTTCTGCTCCACGCCCTCATGGACATAACTACCCGCCCCGACGTTAACTTCCCACCACTTTTCGTAAGTTTTTAGTTTCATATTTAGCTATTCAACCAATCAAGGATTTCTTTATGTTGCGGATTGTCAGGGTCCAGCTCAACAGCAGGAACAGGTTGGGGGGCGGTAAAGATATTTCCCCTGCTCTGGTAACGACGGAATTCTTTTAAGATATTATCTACCACAATAGACTTCTCATAGAAGGGGTTAATACCCACCTTTTTGCAAAACTCTTGTAAATCAGCCTTGCTCATCTTATCAAGCTTTTCTTTTAGGACGTTGATATCATTAGTCCCAAAAGAATTGGTTTCTCCCGTCCCGAAGATAACCTCTACTTCTTTCAATACCTCTTGGTAACGAGCGCTACTTGTTTCTCCTTTGCTTCTAAGCTCTTCCAACTCTTCCAGCAAGCCCTTTTGTGCAGGTTGTTCCTGTCCCGTCGTTACTTCTTTGAAGGGGGCCTCTTTCTTTTTAGCTGCTTTTTTCTTAGCCATACAATATTATATACACTTAACTAATAAATTACAATAAAAAAGCCGCTCCCGTAGGAGCGGCTTTTAAATTATGAGGGTTAGATGTTAAGCGTGTGCGCCCACGATAACCCCGCAAAGAACGCGGTTATCAAGAACCACGCGACCTTCTTCGACGGAGCCGAAGTAGCCGATCTTGTTCTGACGAATGCTATACTGATCGTCAGCGATCAGGTTGAACTCGCTGTTACTTTCCGAATCCGTCGCGACAGCGCGGATAAGAGAATCGCGACTGCGATCAATCCCGACTACGATCTGGTCTGTAGCACCAGCAAACGTGTTGCCAGTTGAGGTGGTGCCATCGAATGTCTCGTAATTAGTAGCTGAAGAAGCAGTATCGAAGATGGTGTTGAACTTCTGATCTTTACCCATCTCGTTGTATTCCAAGATGTTAAGACCCATGAAGCTGGTTTCACCACCACCCCTGTAAAGCTCTTCACGAAGAGACTCAGGAGCTGTCAGAGGGAATGCAGTCGCCGCAGTTCCAGCCGTTGCGTTTCCTTGACCACCCCGTGTGTTTACAGGATTGTAAGCCATGGCGCGAATCATTCCCACAATCTCAGGAGAACAGATAAGATCCGTAATTCCCTTAGTGCGGGTGGTAGGAGTTCCAGCAATCCAAGAACTGTTAATCCGCTTGGCCAGAGTGAAAAGATTATTGATGTCATCCATCAAGAAGGTCTGTGCCAAGGCACTTTCGAAAATCTGATGATTTCCAGTAAGCGGGGAAGTCTTAATAGAGGCTCCCGCGAGAGCGGTCATAAGAAGGGTAGCGGAAGTCCGCTCCTGCTTAAGAAGAATCTCTTGTGCCACGCGAGCAAAAGTCTTTCCCACAACGTCTAAACGGCTTTTGGCCGCGTAACGCCGATCAAAATCAACCGCAGAATCAAGGCTGTAAGTCGCCAGCTTCAGTTCAGAAGCGGTGGGCAGCACTTGGTTACTGGGAAGACCACCTGCATGGCTCTGACTCCAAACCCTAACGTAATCTTCGTCAGCGATGTTGTAGTAGAGATCAAGAGGGATGCTTGGATTGTCATCAGCATCGAATTGAAGTGATTGGAACAGGTTGCTCACGGTGGGGGCATTGTTGAGCACTTCGGCCAAAACTGGTCCGATGAATTCAGCAAGAGCCACTTGAGCCTCGTATGCAACATTCCGATTACGAGAAGCCATAGCTTTGACAAGCTCGACTTGTTCGGGGGTTCTTTTTAAAGTAATTTTCATGATTATAAAGCCTTTCTAATTAGTTACAATCAAACGATACAACAATATAATCACCAGAGAACTGGTCGGTGGTGATTCCAACATTAGAACGATTTCCCGTGCCGAGAACGTGTCCAAAAGTTTTACTATCTCCCCTAGTAGCGCCAGTGATCTTACCAGCAGTATGGTTAGAAGAAATGATAGCAGTTCCTGGGGTATAACTCGCGGTAGTCCCGTCAAAAGCTTCAGCAGCCAACGTTACAACCCCTTTAGTAAGAACAGGGACTGCCTGACCTGGGAGCATCGCCTGAAGCTCAGTTTGCTTAGTCGGATTATAGAGCAGCTTCTCGCCGTTCTCATCGTCTTTAGCCGTTTGATAAAGGGTCAAACCAAGAGGAATATCTCCTGAGGTAGAGCCTGTGATTTTAAGATTAACTTCAGGATACATGCTCGCCGAGCCAAGGAAAGGATAGTCTCTCTTACCGAGATATGCCCTGTCTTGATAGGTCACGGGATCAGCATCGAAGTTTCCATCTGATACCTTCACGAACACGCCAGCGTCCCCTAAGGAGCTGTCGGCAGGAACGGTCGAAGCGCAAACATCACTGTCAATGACAGAGTAGAGGTTCACGACATCGTGATCAGAGTATTGTCTGAATGGTAGAATGCGTAATGCCATTTTATTTAGTGGTTAGATTTTTAAGAAATTTCAATATTTTCGCGGGAAAAGGCCGCTTTAAATTTATCACGGAAGGACTTCTCCTCAGACGCGACAGCTTCGTTAGCGTTAGAAACAGCTGAATCAGTTGGCTCGGCTGCGTCGAGAGCCTCTTCGATCTTCACCTCTTCGCCAGAAGCGGTGGAAATCCTCTTGGCGACCTCTTCGTCAATCCGAGATTGGATTTGTGCGTCGAACTCTGCTTGGACCTCTTTGTTCTTGTGTTTCCACAAAACTTCTAACTTGGAAGCGAAAGCCTCGTAAGCCTCTGGGTTTTCTAAACCCTTCAGTTCGGTAGCGAGAAACTCGCGATCTTGATCATCGAGTTCAAACTTTTCGTCCAATTTGTCCATGCACTCATTAAATGAGGCAGCGGCTTCTTCGGCTTTTTTATCTGTTTCAAAAACTAAAATACGCTCATTGGCAGTATTTAATTTTTCTTCCAACTCAGAAACGGAGGACTTTAATTCCTCGTATTCCTTCGTCACGCCCTCTTTAGCTGCTTTTTCAGCTTCGACATCCTTACGGTATTGTTCATCCCGTTCGCGGATAGCTTGAGCAAAAGTGTCAGTCATTGAGGCGACCGCTTCTTCAGAGAATTTTTTCTCCGAAAGAAGTTCTTTAAGTTCATTAAGAGTCTTTTCCATTTCCATGTTAATAAAGTTCTTTTCGATGTTTACATTTAAATTATTATTTTGTGAAATTTTATCCCTTTTATCGTTTATAAAAACTTTAGGTTTCTCGGGTGTTTTGCTATAAAGACCTCTTACGTCTGCGGCAGGGTTAAGTGTATATGCTATACCTAATGGGTAAATGTCACCCATAATTAACCTGTAAACACTCTCCCCCTCATCTGTCGTTCCATTACCTCCGTAACTCCTTAAAAATCCCTGTAATTCTAGAATTTCATCAGGATCGGCCACAATTCTAGCCTCACTTAAAACGTCACTCCCAACAGCTAAAACATAATCATTAAAGCCAACTTCCCAACTCGCAGAAACTTTCTCGAAAGCGGCATCATTGGGATCTATAGATTTTTCTACCAAAGTGGTAAAATTTTCATTAACCGTTCTATACAAAACGGCTCCCAAAGCGATATTAAATGGTTTCGTGGTGGTTTTTACTTCTTCTGTGGTTAATAATTTATTAGATCCAAATTCGCTATAACCCGCAGCAGCTATATGCCCCACCACTTTCTGCTTGTCATGTTCAATGTTAGTGGGCTTATGAATAAAGTTATTAGTATATTCTACGGCTGTCGCGGCGTTCATGCCGTCCCCATTTTTGTTAAATTTGTTTACTACCGCCGCGTTAAAGGCTACTCCTAATAAATCTAGATTGCTCTCATAATCAATATCGCTAGGGACGAGAGGCGCTAAAGTTTCTAGAGAGGCTTTGGAAATCAATGAAGACTCATTGATCTCACAAGCTAAAAGTGGGGATTCAAAGGTGGTGGTATATTTGTAATCCATGTCACTTTTTCTTAGTCCAGCTCTTGGGGAGAGCGTTTTCAGCTCCAATTTTCTTAGCTCTCCGAATTAATTTAGCTTTGAACTCATCAAAAGTCATCGAACCTTTGTATCGACCCCAGCTGCTAACAGCGTCTTTGACATCTTGGGCAGACATTACAGGGAAAGAGCGTCTTTTAGGATCAAGAAAATCACTGTCCTTTAAAGCGCTGCGCTTTTTTCCACCAAATCTTTCGGCAGCAATATCAATCAACATCTGAGCATAGCTCTTTTTTGACTTTTTATCGTATTGGATGTCTTTCTTGAGATCCTTCTTTTCCGCTTCTTTTTTCTCAGAAGGTTTCCCTTTCTTTAATTTTTTAATTTTACTCTTGTCATCCTCGATAGCATCCTCTTCATGTTCCTCTTTCTGTTTTTTGGTATCACGTTTCAGCTCTTTCTTGTCGATTTTATCCCACTGCTTCTTGGTTTTTTCAGCAGCAGCGGCCTCTCTTCGGATATCTCCCTTGTCCTCCTTCATGTCTTTTTCGAGGGCAGCGATCTCAGCTTTAACATTTTTTACAGCATCTTCGTGGTGTTTTAACATTTCTTTCAATGTTTCATGATGCAGTTCTTGCTTATCCCTCTTATCTTGATCGAGGGTAATTTTTCTTTTTTCCTCCTGAAGCTCGGGGTAAGGCTTCCCATAAGCAGCTTCCGCTTCTTTGGTTATAGAGAGTTCAACTGAGTCTTCGCTAATGGAGTAATCTGACTTAAGTTTCTTTTTCATGGCTATGATATAAAATTGCTGCTGGATATGTTTCCAAACTATGTTCGGCAGAGATGTTTAAAACTTCCTTTAAAGTTTCTAGATTCTCAATTTCGTTAAAATCCTTTACACATGATTGCAACGTTTCTCCCCAATATTCTTTGGGTTGGGAACAGACAATAGATTCGCATAAGCTACTAGCCATATCTTGTTGCTCTCCACTAAGCTCCTTTACTTTTAGTTTTTTAACTAATTCACCTTTAGCTTCATGAATTAAGCTATCTATATCATATATAGTTTGTTGGATGGTAGCTCTAGAATACTTTGCATTTGCAAGGGGGATATTAGTTGTTCCCTCTGGCCTTCCCCCTTCTTTACGCGGCCCCGTAGCTCCACCACCAGCTGGAGCGATAACAGGAACTCCTCCGACTATGGGGTTATAGTATCCCTGTTCACGCTCCTCTAAGAAGTCTTTCTGGGCATCATTAAGCTGATCTGGCTCGGGGAAGCGTCCATTATGGAACATTTCCATTCCTTGCTTGGGGGTAATGATTCCTAACTCCATCAGTCTAGTAGATGCTCTCATAAGCTGAACCTCATCCCTCATGTCGATATCTTTCATCTTTGCCTCGGGCCACGACCTAAAGCCAAGGTCTTTGGCTATTCTTTTGATTTCGCGATTAAGGAAATCATTCAAAAACCCATAACGAGATTCTTGTAAACGATCAATAAAGATTTGGGCTTTTACTTGAGTAGAATTAAATTTCTCTTCTCCAACCACAATATTCTGGAGACCTTGCTTAATGTCATCATTAAGTATTTGATATTTTTCTGGCCCTAAGACCAAGTTTAACTCGGGGATAATAAATTCTGCCTTAGTGGTATAATCTGAAACCAATACACGACCCACACTTTCATTTTTGAAAAGGTTTTGCATCGCCGCCATATTGTTGGGATTAATGCCACCCTTTTCAGGGTCCGCACCCATAGTGATAAGTAAAATAACGTTTTCCACCGTGCGGGTAATTGCCTGATCCATTTTCTTCAATTCCAGCTTGGCATTGATGTCTTCCAAAACAGGGAACCCAAACGGGATGGCGAAAGGCTCATAATCCTGCTTTTTATAAAAAGAATAAGAAAGCCTATCGGGATCTAAATCCATGTTGATACCCGCCCCCGAATACGAACCGTCCCGTATCATCCCTTGGACATTGGGGTCCAGCCCTTGGAAAATAGCCAAATCTTCATCGGTTTGGGGACTAGCGAGACGCGCTATCTCATATTCGGATAAAACTTTTTGGTAAGCCCCCCCATAAGTGAAAGTGGTGGCTCTTTTAGCTACGACATCGAAAGGGTTGAGCAAAATATACCTAAGAGGAATTTTATTTGTAGAAGCATTTATGGACCCCACTTGGTTTATTAATTTTGCGTAATCTTCAGCTTTAAATTTCCCGTCTATCCTATAAAGGAAGATATTGCCGCTCCTATAATATTCGCGAAAATACTGGTCTTTTAGGTTAATAATATTAATCCTTTTAAACCACTCGTAGAAAAACTCTCTGCTTTTGCGGCTCCCCCCCTCTAAATAGATGTCGGTGTTGGTGAACTCCGACATTATATCTATAGCATTTCTAAAAACCGCTACATTTGCGTAGGCTTTCTGACACAGCTCGATACCGTCTCTAGCCGTAACTCCATCAGAGGCATACTCATATGGGAGCAATCCTACCCTAATGCTAGAAAATCTATCTTTCGGATTGTTATAAGCTACCCTGTTAGTGCGCGATCCCTTAAAACTTTGACTGGTCATTGCTTGCCGCCGCGCCTTAGAAATATATTCATAGGAAGCAGTCGAAGTATAGAAAGGCTCTCCTAAAAGTTCGGGCGTCGTCTCTTCATTTGGGGGAAGGGAAGGGTGGTCACTAGGATCAAATTGATTCCAATATTCTGAGCGTTTGGTATATTTTCTTTTAGCCATGGAATGTATTCCATATTACACCCCAAAGTTAACTTTCAACTTTTAAAAGTTAAGAAATGAACATTGGAGTGAAGGTGGTTTGCATGTTGCCCACATCATCCGATTCCATGTCATAAAAAACATTCATCGCCCAATTGCCTAAAACCAAGGCAGAATAGGAGTCTTTGCGAGCCTTGTCCGCTCCTTTTTGTTTTCTCAGGTTCGGGGGGAGATCAAAACTTTGTGTTCCTTGAAGAGAAGTCGTAATTTGTATGAGAGCACATTGAACCTTAATTAAATCCATCATATCTTTTTGATGCTCTACAAAATCAATCATCCTAGCTCCCGCTCCACTTTTTTCGTTAGGATCGTTTCTGAGAAATTTTAAATCCTTAATGGGGACTCTTGCTTTGCGCTGGATATTGTAATCATCATTCATCGCAGCTCCCGCAAAAAATATTCTTTTATGGTCGAAGGCGGCTTGTAGGGATTCATTTGCGACCCGAATCCACGGGGAAGTTGGTTTTCTTAAAAAGACAATGTTTTTTTCACTCTGGTTGTATTGGTGCTTTATTTTGCGAAGGTCTTTTTCATAATCTTGCGCTTTATCTAAATTTGCCTCGATAACACCTAGTTTAATATTTATTTTTTTAAATATATCACTCTCGTTGCAAGAGTTTATAAATTGAACCCCGCCGTTGTAATCACCCACAATGGCTACTATGTTGAAGTGAGTTAAGAGGTAGGCTAGATATTTTATGTGGGTTTTTAGATTAGCCCCTGATAAGGCATAACTATGAACAATAGTTCCCTTTCTCGTATCTCGGTTAAGCTTAATAAGCAACATCGCAAAATCATCAGAGCTTTCGCTTTCAGACCATGAGGGGTCAAAAGCCAAAAGATAATCATCTTTAGGATTACCCACCACCTCTACAGATTGCCCATCTCCATCTGGTATAGTGCAAGCGGCCATTTTGCTGACCTTAAAGTATCCTGAACTATCATCTGTAAATATAGCTCCGAATTCCCTATCGAATTGCGAATCACTCATGGTAGCCTTGGACTGACTAATTAGATTTTGATCATAGAGTTGTTCGGGCGCACAATCATAACTAAAATGCATAATAGTCCTATGTGCTCCATCTTGGTTGTTTTCATTGAGAATCAGAGCTTCGTATTGTTGATATATCTTGTAAAGGTATTCGAATTTGTATGAGGCAGATGATAAACCAATAATTTTGTTGTTCGGCCAAATCCTCCTGTCCTCCTCTTTCATTTTACCCTTTTCAATCATTTGGGTCTCTAAATCATAAACCTCTTGGCGCTCAGTAGGATTGTCCACGACAGACAAGAAAGGGATAATAACCTCGTTATAAATCTTTTCAGGCATAAGGAGCAACTCATCAATAATCATGCGTTGGAAACGAAAACCCCGAAGCTTTTCACCGTCTCCTAAAGGAAGGGCGCGAATACTACTCCGACCGATTTCCATGATCCATTCATCATTCATCTTGGAAACCCTAGTTATGCACTGAGAGAAAAAAGTGGCCTTGGGGCTTCTGGAGATGTCTTCTATTTTTTTAAAGATCATTTTAGACTGCCTGAAAGACTTGGACAGAATACCTATCTGGACACCCTGATTTAAAATAGCGTCTAGGAGTGCGAAAATGCCCGTAGAGAAGCTTTTAGACATCCCCCGACTCCATATCCCCAAAAAGTAATCAGAGTCCATCATAGCCTTAATAGCCATGTGCTGAAAAGGGAATAACTTAACGCCAGTGAACAATTCACACGCAAAGGAAGGATTTTCCCTGAGAAACTTATAAAGCAAAACTTTTGCTTCAGTTTCCTCCAAATACCCCTCTTTGCCTAGAATTATTTGGTTTATATCCTTGTGCTCTCGGTGGAGCTTTTGTTTTCCTTCTTGCCAAGCCATCTTTTTTAAGTTGTTTATTCCAGAAATATTGAACGTCCACTTCCCACAACTGTTTGCCTAAAACAAGAATTTTGGGAATTATTTCCTCACTCTTTTCTCGCGACCCGCTAAATACAAATTGCGAACAATCTGAATACTCAGCTTGGATTTCACGCATCCTATGAAACACATAATCTAAGTTGAATTTTTTGTAACCCCTGTGGTTTTCTCCCCACATGTCGCCAAACGCTGTTTCCACCACCACAAATAAGAAGCAACCCATTGTCCTGCATCTTTCTAACTCTTTTACAAATCTATTATAACCATTTGTTACAGTAGCACAGAAGTCCTGGTATGATTTCCTATCCACGAATGTATAGTCATATAAATCTCCTCCAACTGCGTAATCTCCCACATCCAGCTTAAGACATTCAGAGTTACTAAAATGAAGAGGCTTTTGCTCCCTCGTATCTATAAGAATAGGAGTGTCTGAGTAATCTTTTTTAAATTCATTTGGTAGTTGCTTGCCTAGCATGGGCAACACACCAAATTGGTTACAAGCTTCGCGGTAGCTACCAAAAACGTCTTTGCATATCTCTAGATCGGGGAGCTTTGATGTTTGTAGGTATAGGGCGGGGGGACCACCCGAAAGCCCTTTGGCTTCTATTTTTTCTTTTAAGCTTTTTGTAATAAATTCTTTTGCCTCCTCAACGGGTGCTGTGGAGCACCATTTTCTCATGTTCCGTTTGTTGATAAATTCACTATCGAAATACTGCTTGTATTTCTTAAATGGAATAAGCTCTCCTGTTAGCTTATCTTTTCTGGCATAATTCTCCACATAGTAATCTCCAAGGTATTTACCATGTTTCTTTATGTGTGCGTGTAGACTCCTTAAAGAATCAAATGAATCCCCACACTCTTTACAATCATAAGACATCTTGTTGACCAATTCCTAAAACTCTTGCTTTCCACTCAGCCATTCCCTCCAATCTTTCAGCTTCCTCCTTCACTACTTCCTTTTGCATCTCAGCTATCCTTACCATTGTCTCTCTTTCCTCTTCTTCTTGAAAAAGCTGGACGATAGAAAGAAACGAGGCGTTCTCTTTATTCAGCTTCTTCATCCTTTCCCCTCGATCACCTTGGAGCTTCTTGGTAAGGTTTTCGATGCGCGTCTCGCATTGATGATACTCCGAACTCTTAGCTTTGATGATTTCCGCTAGACGTATAGACATTTCTGCCTGTTCGTCTGCCACATCGAACATATCGTTCAATTTGTTAAGGTGGGCGCTCACTACCTCCAAATTAATTACCTCCTTGCAGACATTTAAATACAAATTAATCTCGTCAGCTGTTAGATCAGGCTTGTCCCATGTTAAACGTATAAACTCATGCTCAAACAATACCCTGTCCTCTTCATTGAGATAATTGTTAATAATTTTAAGAAATCTTGAGTTCGATAGGTTAACCATTAACTTTTCAACACAAATTTGTTTCTGTCTGTTAATTTTAGATTCCTCTAACCCAATTCCTGTAGCATCATTGATTTTCTTAATGATTCGGGAAGAAGCCTTCGGTGGAATGTATGAATTGAGCGCTCCGCTATCTTGAGAAGGTAAGATGTCAGGGTTCACCTCGCGGATTTCCGCGAGCACCGCTCTTTGTTCTGCGCTCAACGGTCTGACCTGACGATCAGGGAAAACAATTCTAGCGATATGCAAGGAGGAGAGACCACTCTCCGCTTGATCGAGTATGAATT